TCAATGAAAAATGCAAAAGGTATTGGTTTTGGTAAGAAAGGTGGATACGATAAGTATGTAACACTTGCTAAGAAGAAAAATGCTAAATCGCATAAAGATGTGTTGAAAGTATTATCACGTGAAGGTTTAGGTAAAGAAGAACTTGACAATGTTGCCGATTATGTAATGAATGCTTTAGGTGAATCTGTTGAACTAGGTGAAGCAGTACTTGATGAAGGTGTTTCGTCAGAGGCTAAGTCTGTTATGAGAGAAATCAATAAACATCTGAAAATTCTTAAAACTGAACTCAAGACATCTGATGAAAATCAAGATTGGAAAGCTCGTTTGAATAGGATTGAAGGTATCATCGGAAAGGTGAAATGGACCGTAGAAGAATCACTTGATGAAGCAAAAGGCAGTGATTGTACTATTCAGAATGATGGTAGAAATAACATCGCTGTATGTATTGATGGTCTTTCATTTGCTGATGCTCGTAAGGGTACACGTGGCGCTATGATGAATATTGATGGCTTTAAAAAGAAAGCTAAAGTTGCTTGGGCTGATGCTAAGGGTAAACCTACTATCCCAGCTGTTAAGAAAGAGATCAAAGCTTTAAAAGCTAAGAACTTCTATGCTAAATGGCAAGCGGATTCATCATCTTATAAAGACGATTCGGTAAAGATCTGGTTCACTAAGTAATAAGTAATGGCAAAGGTAACCAGCAGGCCTGAATTAATTGACCACTGTTTAAGAGCTCTTGGCGCGCCAGTGCTTGAAATTAATGTCGATGAAGATCAAATAGAAGATAGAGTAGATGATGCTCTCCAGTACTATCAAGAATATCATGCTGATGCGGTTGTGCGAACCTACTCTAAACACCAGTTAACTGCTGATGATATAACTAATAGCTATATTGCGGTCCCTGATTCTATTACATCTGTCGTGAAGATACTAGACTTTGAATCGGGCGAAGCCGAATCATTGTTTAATGTAGAATATCAAATGCGGTTATCGGACTTTAATACCTTTGGTGCTGTTCAATCAATACAATCATTTGAGCAACGGATGCAGCATTTAAGTATGTTAGATCATCAACTAAACTCAAGCGAGTTGCTTAGATTTAATAGACATATGAATAGATTGCATGTGGACGAAGGGTTTGGTAACTTAAAGCCTGGATCTTATATTATCATTGAGGGCTACGAAATTGTAGACCCCCAAACATATACTGATGTGTATAATGATATGTTCTTAAAGAGATATTTAACATCATTGATTAAACGTCAATGGGGTCAGAACATGAGTAAATTCGAAGGTATGCAATTACCTGGTGGAGTTACTATGAATGGTCTACAAATATATCAAGATGCTGTAGAAGAGATTAATAAAATTGAAGAAGAGATGCAGTTAGCTTGGCAGTTACCTGACGACTTTTTAATGGGATGATGAATGGCAACTAATGTATATTTTAATGGCAACGTAAAATCAGAACAAGACTTATATGAAGATTTAACGATCGAATCGTTAAAGATGTATGGTCAAGACATTGTCTATATTCCTAGACAAGAAATTACTCGCGATGAAATACTTAATGAATCTTATAATCGATTCTCCGACTCATATGTAGTAGAAATGTACCTTGAAAATCAAGATGGTTTTGAAGGAGATGGAGAGCTACTATCTAAATTCGGGTTAGAGATTAGAGATACTGCAAACTTTATTGTATCACGTAAGAGATGGGATAGTCAAGTTGGTACATATTTAACAGCTGGTAATGGTGAAAGCGTTATTGGCCGTCCTTCAGAAGGTGATTTATTATATCTTCCAATGGCTTCTTCTCTATTTGAAATTACATTCGTTGAAGATGAAGTNCCATTTTATCAATTAAAGAATGTTCCAGTGTATCAGNTGAAAGCTGAATTGTTCGAATACACTGATGAAGATTTCGACACTGATATAGATGCTATTGATCGTGTCGAAACGGNGAATGCTACATCATATACCTATGCACTTGATTCTGGTACAGGCAATTATACTATCGGTGAGACAATATCACAGTGGACTGGTGTTAATGATGCTGCTGGTAACCCTATCAATATCGAAGGTGAAGTGGCTGGATGGGAGGACTTAGGTCTTACCACGGGCAACTTAACAGTGGTTTCACTGGTTACTACCGATGGCAAGTTCAGACAGTTATATGTTGATCCTGATCCACTTAAACAGATTATTGGCACAGAGTCAGGTACGGCATACAATGTTACAACTGCTGATATTGCAACTAATTTTAACCGAGATGGTTATGCCAACAATGATATCTTTGATGCCGAAGCACAGGATATAATAGATTGGACAGAGACTAATCCGTTTGGAGATCCATAATGTTTGAAAATCATTTTTATAACGAGCATACTCGTAGAACTGTATCGGTATTTGGATCTTTATTCAATGACATCTCTGTTGTTAAAACTGATAGCAGTGGCAATGTTCTTAAGAAGATTAAGGTTCCATTAGCTTATGGTCCTAGACAAAAGTATTTAGTTCGATTAGATGATAAGAACGATACCGGTATTGCTATTAAGATGCCACGATTATCATTTCAAATTACTGATATGTCGTACGATGGTGCAGCTAAAGTTAATAAACATAAACGATATACTAAGGTAGATCCATTAGATAAGAAACATATAACATCATTAACGGCTCCAGCGATATATAAAGTAGGATTCGAGTTAAATGTTTTAGCCAAGACTCAAGACGAAGCACTACAAATATTAGAGCAGATCTTGCCAAGATTCCAACCAGATTATACAGTGACAATTAAAGATATTCCTGAAATGGATTTGACCGCTGATATCCCTATTGTATTAAATGGTGTGACTATGAATGATGAATGGGAAGGAGAATTCTCTACATCACGAAGAGTTATTATATATACATTAACATTCGAAACACGTATTAGATACTTTAAAGGTATCCAAGATCGCAGTGTTATTAATAAGACCGAAGTATATTATAAAGATAATGATTCTAGAGAGAATATAGAAGTACAAAAAGTTGATGGTACAACCACACCATATACGGAGACAATAGACTTCTTTAATTAATTAATAGGTACTATATTATGAGTGATTTAGATAAAGATTATGTACATGTGAGAGATTCTCTGTATGATTTAAGCGAGCAAGGTGAAGAAGCTATTGAGCTTATGATGGAACTTGCTAGAGAATCTGAACATCCCCGCGCATTTGAGGTGTTAGGACAACTAATCAAACAGAAAGCTGATATTAACGACAAGTTAATGAAGCTACACAAATCAAACAAAGAAATTAAAAAGGTGGATGCATTAGATCCAGCTACTAATAACAATGTGTTTATTGGATCTACTACAGAATTACAAAGAATGCTACATAATGAGAAAGTGATTGATGTTGAACCAGAAGACTGAATCATATCTCGGAAACATTAACGTTAAACGTGATGGTGTTTCACAAGACTGGTCTAAAGAAGACATATTAGAATATCAGAAGTGTATGAATGATTCTGTATATTTTGCAGAAACCTATTGTAAAGTGATATCACTAGATGATGGTTTAGTTCCCTTCAAACTATATGATTATCAGAAGAAGATGTTTAATCATTTTCAAGATAATAGATTCTCTATCGTGCTTGCATGCAGGCAGTCGGGTAAGTCTATATCAACAGTTGCATATCTATTATGGTTTGCACTATTCCACTCAGAACAAACAATCGCTATCCTTGCGAACAAAGGTGCTACAGCTAGAGAGATGCTTATGCGGATCACTCTTATGTTGGAGAACCTGCCGTTCTTTCTCCAGCCCGGCACTAAAGCCTTAAATAAAGGTTCTATTGAGTTTTCTAATAATTCACGATTAATTGCTGCAGCAACATCAGGTTCATCTATTCGTGGTATGTCAATTAACCTACTGTACCTTGATGAGTTTGCGTTCGTAGAAAATGCTACAGAGTTCTATACAAGTACATACCCTGTAATATCAGCCGGTAAAAATACAAAGGTTATTATTACATCTACAGCTAATGGATTAGGTAACATATACCAGAAGATCTATGAAGGTGCATTACAAGGCACTAATGAATTCAAATCATTTAGAGTAGATTGGTGGGACGTTCCAGGCAGAGATAAAGAGTGGAAGCGTATGACTATAGCTAATACGTCCGAACTACAGTTTGACCAAGAATTTGGTAACAACTTCCATGGAACCGGCAATACACTAATTAATGCTGAGACTCTCTTAGCGCTTAAATCTAAAAGGCCTTATCAGTAACGAATAACGTTAGTATATATGAAGATCCTATTGCCGGACATAACTATATAATGTTTGTTGATGTTGCCCGCGGCCGCGGTATGGATTACTCAACGTTTAATATTATTGATGTATCAGAAAAACCATTTAAACAAGTGGCAGTATTCAGGGATAATATGACAAGTCCTTTATTGTTTCCTGATGTGATATACAAGTATGCTAATCATTACAACGAATGCTATGTAGTTATTGAAAGTAATGACCAAGGTGTTGTTGTATGCAATGGATTATATTATGACTTAGAATATGAGAATGTATTCGTCGAGAATTATACTAAGGCTAATGCTGTTGGTGTTACTATGACTAGGAAGGTTAAACGCATTGGTTGTTCTACAATTAAAGACATATTAGAGCAAAGCAAGTTAGAGATAGTAGACTCCAATACCATACAAGAAATGTCCACATTTATATCTCGTGGTTCTAGTTATGAAGCGGATCACGGCAATCATGATGACTTAATGATGAACCTAGTTATGTTTGGATATTTCACTACAACACCATGGTTCGCAGAGTCTACTGATATAGACATGAAAGGTATGTTATATGCTGAGAAGGTTAGGCATATCGAAGATAGTCTTATCCCTATTGGTGTTATGGGCGATAATAGTCCTGGGGTACATCATCCATTAGGTGATGGCTGGGAAGTATGGAAAGGGTAATAGTTATAAATAACTATATTGAATATAAACGTATTATGAATAAACTTATTACATCTTTGATTAGGAGAAGAAAACAATGGCATTTCTAGTATCACCTGGAGTACAGGTAAAAGAAATCGATTTGACTAATGTTATCCCTGCAACGTCTGCATCAATTGGAGCAATCGCTGGTTCATTCCAGTGGGGCCCAGCCGATACGATTATTACAGTAGGATCAGAAAAACAATTAGTACAAATCTTTGGTCAACCGAATAATGACACATATAATACTGTGTTATCGGCTGCTCAATTTTTAAGCTACGCAAACTCATTAAGAGTAGTGCGAGCAGTAGGCGCAACAGCGTTAAACGCAACATCATCAGGCACAGGTACACTACTGAAGAATGCTGATGCGGTAGAATCATACAGCGGTTCAGAAGAATTTGCCGCTAAATACCCAGGTGTTATTGGTAACAATATTGGTATTGATATATGTACAGATTCAGTCGGCTTTAATACATGGATATATAAAGATGCATTCAATTCAGCTCCAGGAACTTCAGCAGGAACTCTTGCTTTAGGCGGATCTAATGACGAAATACATATTGCAATTATTGATACTACAGGCGCTATTACAGGCACCGCAAATAGTGTATTAGAAACATATTCATATGTTTCACAGGCTTCTAATGCTAAATCTGCTGATGGTACATCAAACTACTGGGTGGATGTTATTAATAGTCAATCGGCTTGGTTAAATGCATTAAATGCTCCTATTGAATTAGCAGATTCAGGTGCAGTTATGGCTGGAACAACTTTTGATACAACAATTGATGGTGCAGCAGATAATATTTTTCATGAAACATTATCCGGTGCAGCCGATGATAATACATTAACAACTGGTGAGCTTAGTGCTGGTTACGATATGTTTGCAGATGCTGAAACTGTTGAAGTTTCATTAATCATGAATGGTGATGTTAAAGCTGGTGCTGATGCAACTGCTATTTCTAATAAGATCATTGCTATTGCTGATGCACGTAAAGATTGTGTGGCTTTTGTTTCTCCTCCAATCACTTCTACTGTTAATAATGCTTCTGCCGTTACTAAAGTAATTGAATGGGCCGATTC